CATAGTTCAACCTCAAAATTATTGGTTATCTAAAAACACTTTTAATCAAATTTTGAGATTTGAAAATTTAAATGAAGATTGGAATAGTTTGCCGTTCAATATTGAAAACTTCAAACTTCCTCATATAAATAAAACGAATCATAATCATTATTCTGAATATTACGATAAAGAAACTATTCAGATAGTTCAGGAAAAATATGCTGAAGACATTGAATTTTTCGGCTACGAATTTTAAATTATAAATTTGGAGAGTAAATATGGTATCGCATAAAAACAAAATTATATTCGTTCACATACCTAAAACTGGTGGAACCAGCATAGAAGCATCCTTAGGCGGCGGGGCTTATGTTAATTCGCATCACAATTTAGCTTTCTACAAAGACAATATAAAGGACTTTGAATCTTATACATCTTTTTCTGTTGTCAGAAACCCATTCGACAAAATGGTTTCTGAATATTCGTTTTTCAAAAAAACCCATCAAAAATTAAACCCAGCCTTCAAAAACTGTTCTTTTGAGGAATTTTTGAATATATTTTTCTCTATAGACGATTTTAACTTTTTCAAAAACAGCTCCCCTAGTTGGTTCAAGATGCATTTTGAAACACATAGGGTTAGCCAATTAAGCTTTCTTCACCCTCAAAAAGATTTGGACTTTCTAGTTAAATTTGAAAATATACAGTCTGATTATAATATTGTTTGTGATCACGCTGGCATTAAATTAAGAAAACTACCTCATTTAAACAGCACCCATCATAAGCATTATAGCGAATACTATAACGACAATACAAAACAAATAGTCGCGGATAAGTATCAAGAGGACATTGAATTTTTCGGCTACGAATTTTAAAAAAATAAAACATGGCTAACATACAAAAACACAAACTAAAAGAATTACTAGAAATTTGCAAAGATGTTGATGGAGACACTATGGAAATAGGTGTTCTGTATGGCGATACATTTAAAATGCTCGCGCCGTTTTCTGCCGACATGGGCAAAAAAGCTTTTGCATTGGATAGTTTTTGTGGCATGGATGAGGCTGGCGAATTTGACGGGAGCAGATATCCGAAGGGGAGGTTGAGCGTTGGCGGCGTAGATAGGTTTAAAAAGATACTGTCAAGTCATAGTGTAAAAGAAAACACTTACGAATGTTTCGAAGGTTATATTCCAGTTTGCTTTGAAAAGTTTGATGAAGAATATCCAGATAAGAAACTTAGCTTTGTGCTTCTTGATGTTGACCATTATGAACCAACAGTTAAAGCATTGGCTTGGTTTTGGGAAAAGATTCCCTCTGGTGGTATTTTAGTTTTAGACGATTATTTTAAGAACAAAGGCCTACTTGCGTCTAAAGCTATAGATGAATGGTTGCCACAAAAAAAAGATGAAATGGAAGTGCTAGAATTAAATAATACTCAGTTATTTATTAAAAAAATTAAAAAATAAACAGTAGTGAAAGAAAACAAAAATATATTTCAAATTTGTATAAATCTAAACGATAATATAGAACTTCTCAAAAAATCAAGAAAAAAACTTTTAGGCTTAAATCCAGACTATGAATATCATTATATCGATAGCGAAGATAAATTTAATGAGATAATGGCAACTAACTTTAAAAGTTCCGAAGATCTTTTCGAACAAAAAATCTATGAAAGTTTTGATTCTATAAAAACAGCACTATCCTATGGGGAGAAAAACTTCTTAATGGCTGATAAAAAAAGAAAAGAAGAAATTCAGAGAATTTGCATCCTTGTTTCGCGTACCGATATTTTTAGATATGCAATGCTTTATAAATTCGGCGGCTTGTATTGCGACTTAAGTTCTTTTTCCGAAGTTGATATTGAAAAAGAACTGGCAAAATATGATTTTGTTGCCCTCAAGTCTGAAGCTGAAGTTTTGACCAGTTTTCTTTACGCTAAAAAACACAACCAAGTTATAAAAAAGGTTTTAGAAAATTTAATTGAAGCCTGTTCGTATAGAACTATACCAAAATCATTAAATCAAATGCTAGCAACTGGGCCAGGACTACTTACTAACTCCATTCTTTCCATAAGCGGTGCAAAAAACCCAACAGAAGATATAAATTTAAATAAATATAACGGCATTGTTTTATCTGGACTAGAATGTAATTTCTTTAAATTTTTAGCTCCTTGGAAAATGGAATTGCATGAACCAGATCCTGACAATAAAAATAAAAAAATAAATGAGCATTGGCTTTTAATGAAAAAAGAAAATAAAAAAACAATACAAGAAGTTTATGAAAACTTTAAGGGTGGTTGTGGGTCTGGAGATAAAGGAACATTTCACTCATATATAGATGTATATGGAAATCTTTTCTCACCATTTAGGGAAGAAAAGGTAAACATATTAGAGATAGGGATTTGCGGAGGGCAGAGTATAAAATTATGGTTTAATTTTTTTGAAAATGCTAATATTTTTGGCGTAGATATACGTGAAACAAAACATTTAAATTTAGAAAACGAAAGAACATTCCTTTTTCACAACGATGCTACAAAAAAAGAATTTTTTAACGATGTTAAAAACAAAAAATTCAAGGTAATTATTGATGACGGATCTCATTTAACTGAAGACCAAATTTCTTCTTTTTCTTTATTAAAAGGTCTTCTTGATGAAGGAGGCATATACATAATAGAAGATGTTTTTCCAGATCATATAGACCCTATACAGGAAAAGTTTAATCATTGTTTCGAAGTTTTAGATCTTAGGCACGAAAGGCCAGATGCCCCAGATAACGTTCTAATGATATATAAAAAATAAACCCTTTACAGAAATGATAAAATTAAAAATTTGATTGAATTATATTCATTTCTTGATATCATAATGAAAGATGAAGAAAGTAATCATTACAGGGGTAACAGGACAAGACGGGAGTCACATGGCGGACTATTTGTTGGCGAACACCGACATAGAGGTGATTGCGGGCGTACGCCGACTTTCTGTAAAGAACCACAATAATATCGAACACCTAGAAGACAATCCTAGATTCAAGCTTATTGACCTAGACGTAACCGACCAACACAATGTCGATAGAGTTATTCGTGAGGAAAAGCCAGATTACTTTATTAACTTCGCGGCTAATTCTTTTGTAGGCACAAGCTGGAAGATGCCAGTAAATCACATGGATACGAATTGCATGGCTGTCTTATATCAGCTTTGCGCAATTGCTGAACACGTTCCTAATTGCCGCTATTACAACGCTGGTTCGTCTGAGGAGTTTGGCGATATAGTTTCCGCTCCTCAAGATGAAACGCATCCACTACGCCCTAGAAGCCCTTACGGAGCCTCTAAAGCCGCAGCAAGGCACCTTGTAAAAGTTTGGAGGGATTCTTACAACCTTTATGCTGTTCAGGGATGGCTATTTAATCACGAAGGTACTCGTAGAGGAGAAGAATTTTTAACAAGAAAAGTCACCAAAGGTGTGGCCGAGATATTCTGGAAAGATAGCATAGGAGATAAGTTTGAACCTCTTCAACTTGGAAACCTTGAAGCTAAAAGAGATTGGTCTGATTCCGAAGATTTTGTTGACGGTATTTGGAAAATGCTGAACCAAGAAAAACCAAAGGAATATGTCCTAGCTTCTGGCGAAACCCACAGCATCAAAGAATTTGTAGAAACTGCCTTTTCTTTTGCAGGTTATGGCATTGAAAGGTGCCGCTGGATTGGTGAAGGTTTAAATGAAAAATATTTTCACAACAACGATGTGCTTGTTGAAATTAATCCAGAATTTTATAGACCAGCCGAAGTAGATCTACTTCTTGGAGATCCAACACTTGCAGAAAAAGAACTTGGGTGGGAAAGAAAAACTGATTTTTATGGCCTTGTTAAGAAAATGGTTGACAAAGATATAAGAGAGTAGTAGAATAAAAGCATGCCTAGGGGTAAAAAGTGTTGTCCTTCATGCAATCAATTTATAGGAGCAAGATCAAGTTCTTGTGTCTGTGGTTATGTGTTTAAAAATACAGAACCAAAAAAAAAGCTTAACAAGTTTAAAATTCTTTCTAGGTTAGTTGATATACCTGATAAGAATAAAAAAATCTTTTATTTAAAGGAATTTAAATTAATGAAGATTCTCACCGAGAGGTATTCTCTTGAATTCGTTTCTATTATAGACTTTGGTAAAAAATTCGATTCGTTAGCTTATCTAGTTAGCTCGAAATTGAAGGGTACTCTAGATCAAAAATGGAGGGCGTTTAATTATAAAGTTGACAAAAGCAAATATGTTGAATATAATATAGGAGAAAAGTTTGGCGAAGACAAGATAATAAAAAGTAGAAACAAAAACACGAAAGATTTTTTAAATGAGTAAAACAAAAACAAAAGAAGAAGAAGGAGAAGAGTCGATCAACCTTCTTGGAAAATTCCTTAAAAGCAATAAGGAGGATCATTATAATTTTGAAGACGATACCAACTACAAGATTTCCAGTGGATCTTTGCAGTTCGACTTACAGCTTGGAGGTGGATTCGGTCCAGGTTTGCATAGGTTTACAGGAATGAACGAAGGAGGTAAAACTTCAGAAGCACTTGAGGTTATGAAAAACTTCCTTATTTCAAATCGTAATTCAAAAGGGGTATATATTAAAGCTGAAGGTAGGCTTTCTCCAGAAATGAGAAAGAGGTCTGGAATTAGATTTGTTTTCAAGGCGGAGGATTGGCTCGACGGTACATGCTTTGTTTTCGAGTCTAATATTTATGAAACGTGTGTCGATTTAATGAGAAAGCTTATTATAGAAAACGAAGAGAAAGTTAAGTATTGCTTTGCTCTTGATTCTGTTGATGGATTAATTCTCAAAAACGATGTTGATAAAGGTTTTGAAGATTCAGCAAAGATTGCTGGCGGAGCGGTTATCGCTGGAGCTTTCATGAAAAAAATGTCTATTGCATTGGCTAAACGAGGTCACATGGCAATCTTCATCTCTCAAGTAAGGGCTGACATTAAACTAGATCCATATAGCAAAGCGCCAGTCAGACAAACCACGGCAACAGGCGGCAATGCATTATTGCATTTTGCTAACTGGATTATAGAGTTTGAGCCTAGATTCAATAAAGATATAATACTTCAAAACCCATCTGTCAAAAAGATGGACGCGCAGACGAACCCATCTATTGGCCATTTTGCACAGGTTACAATTAAAAAATCCCCTAATGAAAAAACCAATACAAAAATAAGTTATCCAATTAGATACGGAAGAAGCGGAGGCAATTCGATCTGGATTGAAAAAGAGATAGTAGACCTTCTTTATGCTTGGGAGTTTGTTAAAAAAAGCGGCTCTTGGTATAATACAACAGAAGAATTTAAGGAGTTGCTTTCTGAAAACAAACTTGAATTTCCAGAAAAACTTCAAGGAGAAAGTAATGTTTTCAAAACAATCGAAGACAACCCTAGACTATCAAGCTTTTTAGTATCTTATTTTAAAAATGCTATTGGTGAACTTACATGAAATTTTTAGATCCATATGGGCATCCTAGAAACTTAAAAAATGCTAAAAAATATCTCATTGATTGGGAAACTAAAAGTAGGAGCAAATTCCAAAAAAACGTAAAGGATTTTCTAGTAGACTACTGGAAAAATGATATTGTTTTTGAAGAGTTCCGAATTGTTGGAACTATGTTATCTTTAGATTTTTATAATGCCAATAAAAAAATAGCAGTCGAAGTTCAAGGAGGCCAACACATCAAATATGTTAAGCACTTTCATAAAACAAAGCTTCAATATTTGGAACAGTTAAAAAGAGATCAGAAGAAACTTGACTTCTGCGAGTTTAATGATATAAAGTTGGTAGAGATATACCCTAAAGATGTTGTAACAGCTTCTCTATTTGAAGACCAAGATATATATTTATGAAAGAAGAAGAATTAGAATTTACGATACCAGAAAACTTTATAGAACAGCTTTATGAATTTAGCGGAGGTGCTGACAAATATAAAGGAATTATATTAGCTCTTTGTTCTGAGCGCGGAGCGCCAACAATTTATTCGAAATATGGTTCTACCATTGTAGAGCTAGGACTCCAAAGTGCTTTATCTGATTTTGTTTCTAGAGAATCCAATATCATTGAAAACAAGTAAAACATGATTTATAACTTAGAACTAGAAAAGCAGTTGTTGGCCGCTTTGATTAAAGAACCAGACTTGTTTTGCGAGATAGCGAATTTTATAGATCATGATGATTTTTATTCAGAAGAATCAAATTTGCACAAGACGGTTTTCACTTTAATAAAGCAAGCAATTCAAAGCGGTGAAGAAATTGACGAGGTAATCATCGCTCAAAGGATATCTTCTATTGGTTTATCTTTCGAAGATAATCTCAATCCAGCCGACTATATTAAATCTCTTGCTTTAAGGAAAGTTCCTAAAGGCAACCTTATTAAGACTGCTAGGGAACTTAAAAAAGTTTCAGTTAGAAGGGGCATATACAAGGCTGCTCAAGACATGGCTAGACAAATGAAAAACGTTTCGCCAGAAACTCCTTATCA